GTGACTGTTTCGCGATCCTCGATATTCCGTCCGATCAACAAACGGTAACGCGTGCGGTTAATTACCGTCGCAACGTTCTCAACACGAACACCAGTTTCGCCGCACTTTACTGCGCGGATATTCTGGAAGTTACCGACGATAACCAAGAAGTTTATGTGCCGTGTTCCGGTGCCATCGCTGCTGTGTTCGCACAGTCTGACGAAGCGCGGGATGTGTTTTGGGCACCGGCTGGTGTTATTCGTGGTGTGATCACCGAAATCAGCGGCGTGCGTCACAAATACTCGCTGCCAGAACGGAACATCCTCGACCAAAACCAAATCAACATGATCCACAAGCAAGCCGGTTACGGTTATTGCGTGTGGGGCGCACAGACTCTGCAATCGCAGAAATCGGCATTGCAAGATGTTCCGGTTCGCCGTCTGATCAACTTGATTGAAACCACTGCGAAATATGACGTTCTGGTCGGCCTGTTTGATCCGAACGACGAATTCCTGTGGGCGCAATTGAAAGGCGTCGTGGAACGCATTCTCGATCCGATCAAACGCGCACGCGGTCTGTATTTCTCGGCGGTGTATTGCGACAAGAATACCAACCCGAAATCGCAGATTGCAAACGGTGACGTTGCACTGGTTTACGTGATTCAGCCGACTCGTTATGCGAAGCGGATTAAATTCACGACGACCGTTGCGGCTACCGGCCAACTGTCCACCGCCGTGGAACAAATCGCGGCGTAACCAAAAAAGGAACAGGTGATTTATGCCTAAAGTAACATTGGACGAAGCGTATAGCCTGCTCGACCCGATGCTGAATGACAACTTTGAACTTTTGTTCACTGACATTCCGGGCGGTGGCGATGGCCGTCAATTGCGGATTCAGTGCTTGGGCGCTTCGCTCCCCGGCGCTAGCCTGCAAACTGTTGAGGTCGAATTGTTCGGCCACAAACTGATTTTTGCTGCGCGTAAAACCTTCAGCCATAGCATGACCGTGGCGCTGCACGAAGTTTACGATGCACGCACTTATCAGGCTCTGAAAGATTGGGCGGCTGTTGGCCGTGCCACGCAAACGCAAACCGGTGGTTTCCACGATGCGTACATGCGTACCGCACAGCTGACCGTGTTCGACCAAACTGGTGCGGATGCTGCGGCTTGGAACATTCACCGGATGTTCCCTACTGAAATTTCCGAGTACGCCTTCGAAGGCAGCGGCGGTCAAGCATTGCGTCAAGATGCGACCTTCGCCTACGGTTATGTAGAGCGCATTATCTGATTCGCGGAAAGCCCGGTGCATATTTTTTGCATTGGGCTTTTTTCGCTTGTGTGGAGTCTGAAAATGCCAATCCTTTCACTCGAAGAATTCGCAGAAAAACGGTCGGGTGATAGAAGCCCGATGCTTGATTTTTATTGGTACTGCGTCGAACTTCCTTTCGACCTAGATCCAAGCTACGTGGAAACGGTGACGTTGCCGATTCCGTCGATCAACATGAAACCTGTTTTCATGGCTGGCCGCTTTGCACAGTATCCCGGTTTTCGTGAATTGAGTGCATTCGACATTACTTTTTACGAAGACGTTTCAATGCGCAGTTTCAAATATGTCGATGACTGGCGCAATCGCGTAATGCATCCAACGGAAGGTTATTACTACCTGCCCGGCAATTACAAACGCAATATGAAATTCGCTCTGACTGACGGGCGCACGACTGACTCGCCCATCATGACCGTATCGCTAGAAGACGTTTGGCCTACCACCACAAGCCCCATCGGCTTAGTGAACAACGGCGGTCAAGCAATTAAGATTCAACAAAACTTTGCAATTGATAGGGTGACATACGAATGAAATTCGATAGTTCTAATCTGCCGTCCCGTGGGATTCCTTACGCCGTTAAAAGCATCGAGGCAAATCCTTTTCGCCCGCGCCATCTGCCGTATCTTTCGGAAGCGATCCTGACAAAAAATGATGCGCCTCTGATCGAAGCTGTAGGGCAGGTTATGGACTTCGATGTAAACCAGCTTACCGACGGGGATTTTTATTACATCCTGACGTGGCTGCGTTTCTTTTCGCGTGACCTCCCGATCTTTTGCGAATGGGAATGCACCGGTATTGTTTTCACTCGCGAAGGTGACGACTCCGGCAAGATTTACACCATGGAAGAAATCGACACCATGGCCGAGCAATATGACGCGGCCAAAGGCACCGAAGCCGAAGAACACATGGAAGACCCGAGCAAAATTGTTTTCCTCGAACACGATTGCGACGAATACAATAACCAGACCGTAGCGTTCGAAGATTTCACCGTGAAATTCATGGATGAATCCGAACTCGATCCGGAACTGGATTATCCACGCGTCCGCGATTTGGTGGCCTACAAAGAACTCGGTTCCGACGTGCGCAACCAGAAAGTAATCGGCCCCGTGCGTTACCTGAAAGAAGGTAAAACCCTGCACGACCGACTGAACTCGCTCGACAATATCGAAATGGAATTGTTCGATAAAGCCACACGTGCCCACTTCCAATTCGACCACGGCGTGATGCAGCGCGTACACAAGAAATGCCCACGTTGCGGGCGTGAACATGCGTTCGATGTAAACGTCGATGCTCATTCGTTCTTCGTGTAATGGCGACCGATCTGGATGCGCTCTTTGTAGAAGTTGGGGACTTACTGACTGGCAACCCTGCAATTGATGACTTCTACAGTTTTGATCGCGTTTATTTGCGGCAATTTGTCCTGAAAGAATTGCCGCTGCTGCACACTGGTATGACGGCGAAGACACGGCCCCACCAGCACATTATTCGTGCGGTGCAAATGTGTTGCAACATCGACGTGAACGAATTAACAGACGGCGATTTCATGTACATCATGGCTCGCCTGCGCAAAAACTCTTTTCCGGAATTCCCGGTGCGTGCGCAGTACACTTGCAACAACATGGTGTACGTCAACAGCAAAAACAATATCGGTTTCGGTATGCAGGCCAAGGATGCAAAGCGGTTGGGTTTTACGCTGCAACCGTGCGGCCACACGCAATCGGAAATTGTTCCGCAAACAGAAATTCTGCTGAACACTTTGGACGACGATAACAACCGTCTGATCCATCCGAAAATCTCGCTGCCTCGCGTGGGCACACTGACCGATTATTACGAACACATCGACGATCACCCGCGTGATAAGTACGTCGGTGATATTGCGCGCTGGGTTAAGCAAGGCAAGACGTTTAAAGCCAAGCTGAATTACCTAATGTCGCAGCCCGACATGAAACTATTCGAAGAAATCGAGAAAGTAAAAACGAAATGGTTTCATGGCGTCACTGAAAAAGTGCGGCTGCGTTGCGGTCAATGCAACCACGTAATGTTCCACGAATCGAGTCCATCAATGCTGAGCTTCTTTGCGGATAATTCCGACAAAGACGTTTATGTTATGTGCTACAACCTCATGTCGCAATTCGGGGTTATGCCTGATATGAATATGCCGGTGCGGATGTTCCTCTATCACCATTCCACTTTGGCAGCTGACCGGCGCGAAGCGGAACAGAAAGCAAAAGCACAACAGAATGGTGGCAAACCTGTGATGGGCACCAGAAGAAGGTAAACCGCATGGCTGCTCTAGATACGCTGAACGAAATTGTTGATAAACATGCGTCGGAAAAAAACGAACGCGAAGTGGGGCCAAAGCGTAAAACCGAAACCAAACCACGTCTCATGCAGCATGCGCACGTAGCGCAAGATGACGACGTGCGTTTGACTGGGCAGAAACGCCATTCGTATGCACGCACCGGTCGTGCTGATCAGAAACAAAATCAGCAAAAGAATTCCCCGGCTGTTCGTACCCAAACGCAACAACGGGGCGGCGGTGATCGCTCTAATGCTGACGCTATCGACGGGCAGACGCAGGTTATCCGCACGCAGGTAATGGCCTCGAATAAACAATCGAATTTGCTGCAACAGCAATCCGGTTTGATGCAGGATCAATTGGCCGCCACGCACGAAGTTTCGGACGTGATGAATCGCCTTGCAGAATTTATGCAACGGCAGATGACCAAGCCAGAACCGAAAGTGCAGGGCAATACTTACGAAGGTGAATTCAGCCGCGTAAATGACAAACAAGTAGCAGCCCAAGAACGTCGCCGCACGATCATGGATGACATTCGCGAAAAGCGTCGTGAAAAACAACGTGAGCGCGCATCGAAACAGGAACGTGATCAACTCGGACGATTCAAACGCACCGGCCCGAAATTGCAACGCGTTGGTGGTGGTTTGCCGGGCGGTGGCGGCCCCGGTGGAATGCCCGGTGGATTGGGTGGCCTTGGTGGTCGTGCTGCTGGTATGGGCGCTGCTGCATTAGGCCCCATCCTTGCGTTGGCAACTGCATACTATGGCGGCAAAGCCATGGATGCGATGTACGACAGTGCGACGTTTGAAAAAAGCGAAGCGGGCACCGTTCGTAAAGGCTGGCAAAGCGGTAACGATTGGCTTCAGGATAAATTGCGTCCTGATCAAGGTAATTCGCCAAGCGATAACTTTGCACGCCAAGACGGACGCGATAAACAAGGGAAAATGATTGGCGAAAAAGCTCGCCATCAGGAATTCGGTTCGGTTAGTGCTGCGTTTGAATCCGGAACAAAAGGCGTCGGTACTGTTTCCACGGGCAAGGGCGATAACGGCGGCGTTTCTTACGGGAAACACCAGCTGAGTTCTAAATCTGGAACCATGACCGCGTACCTACGTTCGGAAGACGGCCAGAAGTATTACAACGATTTCCGTGGACTGGCACCCGGCTCGAAAGAGTTCGACGCGAAGTACAAAGAAGTCGCAGAACGTGATGGTGAAGGCTTCGATAAATCGCAGCAGAAATTCGTAACCAAAACGCACTACGATCCACTGGCCGAGTGGTTCACCAAACAGTATGGCGTTGATCTTGAAAAGCGCTCGCGTGCTTTGAAAGAAGCACTTTATTCTGTGTCGGTTCAGTACGGTGTTTCTACCGGTAAATCTGTTTTGGGTGACGCGTTCGGCAATCGTGATATTGCGGAAATGGACGATGCGACACTGATCGACTACATCCAAGAAACACGGGCCAACACTGTATCGACGCGTTTCCGTTCCAGCGACAAAGCAACACAGGAAAGCGTTTACAAACGTGCGGGTACTGAGAAAGCCGCGCTGTTGAATATGCTTAACGAAGAAAAAGCCGGGCCGGGTTCTGCTGCAAAAGACGGTTCCGGAATTGGTGCTGCTTATTCACAGAAAATGATCGGTGCTTACGGTGGTAAACCATCGGGCGGCGGCACCGGTACAGGCGCTGCGTCGAATGGTACTGTCGGAATCATGGCCCCGACTTCTGGCGGTGGTGCGACAACTGGAGCCGGTGACGAAGCTGGTGGTGGCACTGCTGCGGAAATGCTTAGTCCCGGTGACGGTGCGCTTTATGCACTCGGACAAAAGAACACAATTCCAAACGATAATTCCGTGAACATGGGCGGCCTGAATTCCAAGTTCAAGCAAGCGTTTTTCACAATGGTTGGCGATTGGGTTCAGAACCAAGGCGGTACGCAGGTAAAAGTTGCGTCGGCTTTCCGTACCCGTGCAGAACAGGAACAGTTGTGGATTAAATACGGTCGTAATACCAAACGCGTTGCACGTCCCGGTACGTCGCGCCACGAATCTGGTTTTGCAATCGACATTGACCGCAATTCTGCTGCTGCGATGGAAGGCAAAGGCCTGTTCAAAAAATACGGTTTTCATCGTCCACTTTCTAACGAGCCTTGGCACGTTGAAATGATCGGTGCCGGGAAAGGTGGTGGCACTCCACCGGAAACTAAAGCCGCTGGCGCTGCGCCACAATTGATGCAAGCAGCCACTGCGGAAATGGATGCATCGGCAAAAGCGGTAGCGACAAATAGTGCTGAAGAAAACACGAAAGGTGCGGCCCCTGCTGGTGGAAAAGCCACAACATCTGGTGCCGACGAAGCTGGTGGCGGCACGGTTGTTAAATCTGGTGTGGCCGGTAGCAAAGATTTAATCGAGGAAGAGGAAGAGGAGGAAGAGGTAGACGAAAAAGAAGAAGGGCCAGAAACACACGAAATAAAAACGGAAGCAGTCCCACCAACTGTTAACGTGATGGGGGAAACCCCGGTTACTACGGGCGGCGCAAATCCAGAAACGCACCAAATAAAAACGGAAGCAATTCCGCCATCGGTTAACGTGATGGGTGGCACGCCAGTTACTGTGCCGGGGGTGGGTGCAAATGGAAAACCCGCTGTTGGTGCCAATGGGAAACCAACGTGGTCGCAGCAGCACGGGCAAATGGGTCAAACCATGGGCGGCGGTACACCGGGAACACCGGGTTACGGCCAACGCGCTCGCCCCGTTTCACAAACTCAAACTGGACGCGCAGTTACCGGTGCAATTACGAAAATCGGTGGCGTTTATGGTTTGGGTGGTTTCGGGACAATGGCTCCCGGTGTGAACGAAGGTTTGCGCGGAATTGATTCGAAAGTAAACGGTGTGTTCAACAAGGTTCCGGGGCTGCGTGAGCTTTCGCGTATTCCGGGCCTTCCACAAATTCCGCGCCTGTCTTCGGGCCTGCCTAGTTTCGGAAATATCGTTACCGGTGCAGCAGATAAAATCGGAAGTTTCTTTGGTGGTGGCGATCCTGCACCAACCAACGTGCCGTATTCCGAACGCCCGAAAATCATGAACGGCCAGAAAGTTACCTATGATGGCCCCGCCGTAACTTCAACTGATCAAATCGGTGTGACTTCGTTGAATGCTCCGGTGGCCGCAATGTCACCAGCAAGCCCAACGTATTACAACAATGATGCGCCAGTAGTTACGAAAAGTGCGGGTGCCGCTCCAATCTCGCCAATGTCTGCGCCAGTGCAAGCGGTTTCTTCGCCTGCCCCGGAATCTGTTGAAAGAAATGCTTTTGACGGTGTGCAGAAAGTTTCGATTGCATCTGCTGCACCTTCTGTTGATGCAGGCGGTGGTGGCGGTGCGGGCGGTGGTGCAGCTGCTGGCGGTGGCGGAAGTGGCGGTGCGAAAAACGAAATGCCTCAAATCGACGACGCACCAGCAATCATGGATGACTTCGGCCTTCTGTTCGTAAATATGGGAATGGTTTAAATGGGAATTATCGCAAATCCGTACAATCCAAAAATTCCCGGCACCACGCGATCCAAACCGGATATTTCCAGTATCTACACGATTCAATTGGATGTGCGGCGTGAAGGGGCGAGCTACTTAACACTGGATACGCCATTGCCTGAAAACTTCGGTTTTTCTTTGGCGTCCACTTATGATCGTCCGTTTGCAAAACCCTTGTCGGAAATTGCCGGTGACGCTGCGGGCATGGGCGGCGCGGCGAATACCGCTGAAAACGTGGCGCGTGCGTCTACCGGCCTGACCTCGATCATGAAATATCTTTCGGGTGCGGTTTGGTCGTCGGGTTCTGCGATGACCATTTCGATTCCGTTCGTGATCGTCGCGCACGATAACGCGTATTTGGAAGTAACCGATAAAATCAAAAAGCTAACGCAACTTGCTGCGCCTTCAGAAAGCGCGGCGGGTACGTTGGTCGCGCCGGGGCCGCACGTGGGTAACACCACTGCGCTTCTGGCCGGTGATTTCTCGGGCGGTGTGCAGTTGGGCGGTGATGAAATCACTTTGCGTATTGGACGCTTTCTGAAATTCACACCGTGCATTATCAACTCGGTTCACACCACTTTCGACTCGCAGTTTGACCAGTCGGGCAATCCAATCGCTGCAACCATTAACGTCGAGTTCGAAGCCTTCTGGACTACCACGAAAGAAGACCTCGATAAATTCTTCACTATGATCTAAGGAACATTTATGCCGGTTTATGATCAGCGTGAATTCGTAAGCGTGGATGAATTCGGTATCGACCCGTTGCTTGATCCCTCGTATGAGGCCATCGAAGGCACCACGTCGTACCGGCAATATACTGTAAATGCAACAGAGCAATTTAACCCGGCTCTGATCGCATATAACGTGTACCGGAATGCGAAGTGGTGGAAGGCGATCATGATCTACAACGGGTATGCGGACATTTGGGAAATCGTAGAAAATACGAAGATCAAAATTCCGGATATCAACGAAATGAGTACGCGCCTGCAACGGGCGAAAGCTGGTGCCACGTCCGGCATTATCGTAACCCTGTAAACAAAAGAGAAAAAGGATATGGCTCAAGCATCCCTAAACATTGAAGGCATGGCGTTCTGCACGCTGGATATTGCGGGAAGCCCTATGCCCCCTTCCATGAACATGATCGAAAATATCTGGATCATGGAAGGGTTCGGCATGGGTCTACCGACTATGAAACTTAGTCTGTACGACGAAAAAGAAACCTTGAGCCGCGACCTCAATCTCAAGGAAGGAACCACGATTTCAATTCGCCTCGGAAAAACCGCCGACACTGCACCGGAAATGAAATTCCGCGTGTTCGGTTGGGGCCGCCCGCGAAACAGTAGCGGTAAAGTTATTCACGTTGCCTGCATTCTGGATTCACCGAAATTCGGCGCGGGTGCCATGACGGAATCATTCGACGGGCACAGCGCAAACGTAATGCAACAATTGGCAGAGAAAAGCGGCCTGCGTTTTGAAGGCCCACCAGCTGCCACGAAGGACACACAAGTCTGGCTCAACATTGGGCAAACGCGTTTGTCGTTCTCTGAAGACTTGGCAATGCGTGGCTATATCAGTGACGAAAGTTGCATGGCCCGCGTTGTGCGTATGGATGGCACACTGGTTTACAAAGACCTGATTGCAGTGTTGAAAGAAGAACCGAAATTCACGTTGATTCACAACAAAGACGGTTCTGGAGCCAGCGGGAAAGCGATTGATGTTCGTTCGGCAAAAGACCGAAGTTATTCGGGACTGTTTTCGCACTACGTGAACTACGGCCACAAACTTTTCGGTCACGATTTCGGATCGGACGAAGAAGGCACGTTCTCCATTGAATCCATGGACATTAAAGCGCCGGGTGCAGCTGGTGTTCCGGTGAATATGGAAGTGGCAGCCGAATTAAAAGAACGCGGAGCCCGTGTGACATACAGTGGCCTTGATCCGGGCACAGGCCCTGACGAAGGTTTCAACATTCACGAACAATACGAACGTGCTTATTATCAAAACGTTCGGCTGCTTTCCATGTTCAGCGAAAGCGTGATTGCGCTGTCGGATACGGCAACGGAAATTCAAACATTCCAGTCGATTGATTATCAACAGGGCGCGGGTGCGAAAGGCCCTGCTGCACCAACACCAAATGATATTGCCGGTCGTTACATCGTCGGCGGTAAAACGATCATGGTGAAAGGCGGGAAGAAATACGCAGAGCTTTACTACTTGTACCGACCGTTCCTGACTGAAGCCGGTAATCCATCGGGCACAGCGGCACCTAAAAAGACAGTGAGTGCCAGTGCGTCCGGCGTCAATACAAGCAGCCGAAATTTCAACTAATGATCGAAGTCTACATCGACAACCACGACCAACCCAGCCACGTCGAAGAAACTGTAAATAAACTGGGAATACAGGTCATAAAGTTTGAACACGCCGATAGCGTAAGCTGCATCTATTTGCATGGCGCTATCGGTATTGAACCATTGTACGCACTGGATGTAATGCACGTGCGCAAAGCGGGTGAAAAATGAACGAAGCCTCTAAAGGGGAACCGGGCGTGCCGGGTGTACGCGGACGATTCGACAATCTGATCGAAGACGTTTGTTGTACGTTGGTGCCGTTCCAACTTTCCGGACAATTTGCAGGAAACTATCTGCGCCGGGAAGAAGTTGTAGCGCTGATCACACGTCATGCACAGCGTGAAGACTCTGATCAGAAATTGCAGATGGTTTCGGTGCTGAATAATCTCATGACGGACGTGATGGGTGCTACAAGCACGCTCGAACCTGAAAAGATGCACACCAGTGTCGTAATGAAGAAATTTCTTGCGGCTATTCAAAAGATTCAATCGGGGGAATTGTAATGCCGGGAATTATGTCGGATCGCTGGATCAGGAAGATGTGCCAACCTACGCGCACTGCCATGTTTTTAAATGGTGAATTCCACGCGTGGCAAGGTAGCGAAGGTGAACAGCGCGAATTGGGTTTGGAACGCACAGCCGGGCGCATTATCAGCTATCGCGAAGTGCCAATCAAACCAATGATTTCGCCATTCTCCGACAAGCAAATTTCGCAGGTCGAGTACAAGGCCCACAATGACGGCGACGGCGAACGCTCTACCCGGTCGATCATTCCCTACGGCCTGAGTTCCTACGGATACGACATTCGTTGCGGTAATGAATTCAAGATTTTCACCAACCTGAATACAACGGTTGTTGATCCGAAGAATTTCACCGACGATAACTTCGTAACCAAGCGCGCAGTTGACGGCGAAGCGATCATCATTCCGCCGAATTCTTTTGCGCTGGCGAACACACCGGAACAATTCAAAATTGATCGCAGCACCCTCGTTATCTGCCTCGGCAAATCGACCTACGCCCGGTGCGGTATCATCGTAAACGTCACACCGTTAGAACCCGAATGGGAAGGCAGTTTGACGCTGGAATTCTCGAACACAACGCCGTTGCCTGCGAAGATTTATGCGGGTGAAGGTTGCGCACAAATCCTGTTCTTCAGCGGCGACGAAGAATGCGAAGTTTCCTATGCGGATCGCAAAGGGAAATACATGCATCAAGCGGCGGTGCCCGTCTCTCCGAAAATGTTGTGAGAAACAAAACATGAGCGATGATTTCGATGGTTTGTTTGAAGGTGCTGCGGAATTAATCGGCGGCCTGATTGATATGGTCACGTTTAATTCCATGCTGCCTGATGGCGACACGGTTTCTACGGCCACGGCCATGAGCGCAACGCCCCTCACGCCGGAACAAAAACAGGAACTGCGCAAGTCACCAGTTCTACCGGGCTTCGAAGAGGGTGCGAAATATCGCGTTAAGGCCAACGAGTGGTGGGACAACGTAACGACCGACGATATTTTGGTCGTGAATATTTCGACTTCTACTCACGTTATTTTCAATCGACCGAACGGGGAAATTCTATCTGTTCCTAACGGCATGATTGACGACTTCGAGCGAATTCCAGATGGCTCCTAACGATAACCGCGACACGAAAGCACGCAAATTTAAAATCCGCATTCGTTGCCTTACCGACGGCCAATTTCTGGCGTACAGCTGGCTCGGTCATTACGCGTCGTATGGCTCAACTATGCAGGACGCACACACCAGCTATTGCAAACTGGTTTGTGAATTGAACTAAAATGAACGGGGTTTGCCTTTGCGGTAGATCCCGTTTTTTGTGGTTAAAAACTATAAAAGGATTTGCCTGATGCGTGTGCTATATATTTGGATTGCTTGCCTGTGCAGTACCTTGGCCGCCATTGGTTTTTGTCACGCGGGAATCCTGCTGATGACACTGTGGCGTCAGACGGATAATCGTTACGTGGAACTTTTCGGCACTTACACTGTCGCGTCGATCATTCCATTGTTCTTTTTGGCATTCATGATTTCTGTTTGTCTTGTCACTATTAAATGGGCAGTCTGCCGCCTATTCAAACGCGAACCCAATTTACCGGATTTCTTTTAATGCGTCTTTTCGTTCTACGTTGCTCGCTGGTGTTTGTTCCGCTGTCCATGGCAATCATGGTGGCGTTGATTGCAGCTGTATCCCACAAGGCCCTAGCCGGTTGGTTGTGGATGGAAGAACATGAAATGCACAAACACTCCATTGCCTTTTCTATTGCGGCGATGGTTGTGGTTTGGTTTGGTGCGTGGACATTACGTGATGGCTATATGCTAATGCGTCGATTGAAAAGGGAAATTTCCGCCATTAAAGGGTAATTTAATGGAAGGCACACCGCGTGATGTTCTGCGCATGTCTTTCACCAATAAAGGAATTCTTTAATGAATGTCCAAACGTACTCGGGCATTTGGGCCGAGATTATTGAAGCCCTTCAAGACAAGGGCGATCCGTCTAACGTGCGCCGCATCCAAGTCTCCGAAGGGGAAATGGATGAAATCGTAAAATCTGGCGCGTTTCGTAAAACTGTTGCATCGCATTACGGTTCTTCTGAAGTTCCGGTGATGACGCAAATCGAAGCGGGCAATGACGGCAAGATCATTTCGTTTTACTTCGGTGACACGCTGATTTGCCTCGGCCCTTGGGCAGCCACCGGCCCACTGGCGGGTGTGGTTTATGGCCCGCTGATCGAAACACTGAAAGCTGAAACCGTTTTTGTTCGTGAAGTTAACGGCCAAAATTACATGCTTGTCGGCACCGGTAATCCAGCCGATGATTTCGTGATCGGTAAAAACGCAAACATCGAACTCGGCTTGGCTGTGCGTAAGTACAACAATCCAGAATACTTCGGTGATGGCGCGGGCACTTTCGATATCGAATTGGACGCGGGCGAGCGTTGGACCTTTGCGCTCACTGCCGGTTCTGTTTTGGAAGGCGTTCCAGACCTGACAGAAATGTACGATATTTCCCTGTACATCGACACCGATCCAACGGGCACCATTGCCCCGATGAAATGGGATTTGCAAAATACGCCGAGCAAGGATGGTAAAACGCTCACGAATTATACTTGGTACAACCAAGGCATTCGTGTTGTCGATGATTCTGCAACCAACGCAGACCATAGCGTAACGCAGATGATTCAGCAGTACACCTTCCCGTATATCAACCATGCAATTCCTGCTGGTGTTGAACGTACCGAAGACGGCGTGCCGTTGGGTATTTTCAGTCTGAAGTTGGAAGCCCGTCCACGCTTGGCTGAAGGCGATGCGGTTTCCGTAGAAGTGTTGGCAAATATCACAAAAAAGTCGTAAAACCTGTTCCGCGACGTTCGTATGTTGTCGGTGGTTCAGGTACTGACCAAGATGGAAACGGTTTATTCGTTCAGTCTAATGGTTTCGTACCTGCATCTGTTGCGGCGTCCATTGTTGGTGTGGCGGCTGGAGACGGTCGATACATCGCAGTGGGTTCTAAAGTCTACGAATCTTTCGACAAGATTGAGTGGACTGCAATGGATGTTGATTTAGTGTTTTCGCACGTCGTTTTCGCAGATAAGTTTTACGCCTGCGTTGACGGGGTTGGGATCTATGCACTCGATGAAGACTGGACGCTGGTTCATGAGTTTACTGGCAATTTTGTGTGCGCCAGAAATGTCGATGGCCCTGCGTTCGGAACTGATCAAGGAACGATCTTGATCGGGCCGGAATGGAACTCGATAACGGTAGGTACTGGCCGCGTTTGGTTGACGAATACTTCGACAGATTTCCGCGTTGTTTTGCATAACGGTGATCTGCTTGAAACTTTCAGTGGGCCACTAAGCGCGTTGGTATCCGAAGGCGTGTCAGAACTCGAAGGCCTTACGGTTTACGATTGCTGGTACGACCAACAAAACAAATGCGTAGTAGTCAGTGCCATGTTCGACAACTCTCCGATTTTTGCAGTCTATAAAAACGGATGGGAATTCAACATTGTGATGGGCGTTCCGGAAGCCGTTGATTTGGCTGATGGTGCGATGCTGACCAGCGATGCGATTTACACCACGACGGATTGGGCGACGTTCGAACTGCTACACACGTTCGAAAACTTCGTTGCAAAAACTCTGGTGCTTGCGTGAAAGAAAGCCCCTGTTTCCTTTTGGATTCGGGGGCTTTTTCATTTGGGCAGATACTGTAAATATAGGTCATGTATCTGACTGGAATTCACCATGAAAGATTTGGATTACAACAAGGTTTATCAGACGCTGGCAACCAAGGGCATGCGCTACGCCCTGACCATTTTCGGCTGGCCTGTTGTGTGCAGGGTGTTCAATCCGGAACAGCTGACCGAAGCTGTGCGGTATACCAGCTTCACAAAAGGCGGGATGACTTTCGCAGGACGGACGACGTTCCCCACTGTGCGTATGATCATCGAAAAATTCCCGCAAAATGAAGCCGAAACTTTTCACAATATGCTCAAGCGCCAGCTGGACGAAGCTATGTCCTGCCTACATAAATTCCATGGCCCAACTTACGCCATGGATGCTCTGCGCATCGTAGTGGACGACCACGCATTCCTCATGACGGCTTTCGAAAAGAGCGATGGTGATCGGTCAATAATCATCGACCTTGAAATTAGCGCGAGACAATAAAAATGTGTGAAGAATTTATCGAAGAAACCGAAGTGGACGGTGACGAATTCGGTTACGCGGAAGACTATTTCGAAGAGCCTCCGAGCAAACCCAAATATTACCCGGCTTCCCCACCGTTGCCGTTGTCTACCCGCCTGTCCTACTACAGCTACGACCTGAAGTTTCGTAAATTTGTGCGGGATTTGCATAAACTTTTCACGTGGTTGGAATTTGGCGCAGACAAGCAACCGAAAAAGAAACTGCTGTGCGTGCGGCTGGGCACTGAGTATTTTGCTCTCGATCCTAAATCCGTGGAACAGAAAACACCGTTCATTGAAGTTGAGTTCTACGGCGTTATACAACGATTCCCTTCAGCCCCGCCGAACATCACATTGACCGCACACGTGGTGGCAGCCAACGAAAAAGAACTGGGACGTAAATACGAATATCTCCGCACGCATTTTCACGAACATCTGAGCGCCACAATCTGCGGCGAACGTTGGTATGCCGTGAACCTAGACTACAGCTTCCTACCGGGATCGGAAGTCGAAATCGGATTCCAGTTACCTGCCGACACGAAACAAATGCTGCACCAACGCCTGCGTGATGCTGAAACTGAACACAAAAAACGTTTCGCACAATTCGCATCACTAACCTAAAGGATTGCCATGGGTAGCCTGAACACAATCAAGGATAAGCTGGAAGCGATCCGCGCCCACAAAGGCACGGTGCGTGTCATGCTGGACAACCACGCGCTTGACGCCGAGGTGTTGAGCGTTAGCATCGAAACGAACTTTGTTTATCAGCACAAATTTGTTTACGCCTCTTTGCGTATTTGTGGTGATGCAAAAGAACTGGTGCAATTTCAGCAAAGCATTATCCGGCTACTGCTGGATGGTAATCATGCAGTTGTCGAACTGCTTTCCCCTAAACGACTTGAGTGGGCCATTGCGGAAACCCACGAAGTTATCACTAACGAACGCGGTCAGTTTCTCTGGACTGTGCAGATGAGTTATTCAGAACCATGAGTAGTTTTACAAGCAAGCTCGTTGCAGAGTTTGAAGACGACGGAATCCATTACGTTATTTGGCAAATGTTCACCTACCTAATCGGCATGCTCGGTTCCGGCATCGCGGTGCATGTGCCCGTGGGTTATCGCACGGATTTGGCATCGGTGCCGTGGTGGATTCGCTGGCTGTTGCCGCCTAACGGCAAGTACGGAAAGGCCGCCGTTATTCACGATTATATTTGCAGCTACAGAACTGTAAATGTAAACGGTATCAACGTGTACGTCACACGCAAGCAAGGCGACATGATCTTTCTCGAAGCCATGGGCGTGTTGAAGGTTCCAGCGTGGCAAAAGTGGTCGATGTTCTGTGCCGTCCGCGCCTACGCAATCACTACAGGTATCGACAAAGCCGATGCGCAAAAAGCTGCGAACGATCCGAAGTATTTCACCGACGTTTTAGCTGCGTGAGAAAACCATGAGCGACGACAATAAACCGTTTACGAACGACGACAAGAAAGAATTGTTGGAACAGGTTAAACGCCTGATGAAAGCTGCTGACGGGAAACCGAACAGCCATGACCGCGAACTGATTGAAGAACTGGCAGATACTCCGGACGACCGCTGGCAAGAACTCGGTAAGACGATTGCCGACCAGATGATGGAAATGGCTTACTCGCCACGCCTGTCTGGTTTGCGTTGGATTTTGTTCTGCACTGCCCTCGATAAAAACGACACGGAAAAACTTGCAGAATTCGACGCCTATTACAAAGCAGGCTGCGACTTTTTCAAAGAGCGTTTCGGTGAAGAACGGATGTTCGAAAACGTGAACAAATCCTATGACACTCCGGAAGCCCGTAAGAAATTACTCGATAAGGGAATCAAACCCACGATAACCACACTGGTTCTTCAGGCGTTCCCTAAACTCGGATCAAAAACTGGTGAACAAAATGCGTAAGATTACCCGCGCCGAAAGTGAGCGTCTGTCCAACGCAGTCGGTGCCGTGATGCAACTGCCGGTGCCCGTGCAAATCAACAACGAGCGCCCAATCTGCCACATCTTTTGCGGCACGCAGGATTTCAAAAACAAGCGCTTCGAAATCGTGATGGGTATTAACGATCCGGAACCGTCTGCAACCATCCGCCACCTCATGCAGGAAGGCACGTTGACCTGCGTGTGGGAAGGTGTGCAATTCAAACAGGGTGCCGAGTTTTATCCGGACGAAAACGAAACCGGTTTGGAATCATTCGAAGTTCCGGACTACGATACCTACCTGAGTTTCTTTGTCGAGACTGAATAATGGCCGCATTTCTTTGTGCTGACCTGCACCTGACTCACGCCAGTATTCACATTCACCGCAAATTCGACAGCGTGGAACAACACGATGAATTTGTGTGCGATAACTGGTCTGATACCGTGCGTTCCAATAAGCGCGATACCTCGTATGTGCTGGGCGACATTGCGTTCTCCGAAGAGGGCTGGCTGCGCTTCGATTCGTTACCCGGACGCAAGGTTGTAATCCTCGGCAACCACTGCACCGAGAAAGTGAGCGCGCATTTTATCGCAGGGTTGAAAACTGTAAATAGTGTACATAGTTTGTATCGTTACAAAAACGGTATGATCATGTCGCATGCGCCGCTGCATCCGGAACACCTGCGCGGCAAACGTAACCTTCACGGCCACCTGCATTCGCAACTTGTGCGCGACCGTCGTTATTTCAATTGCTCACTGGAACAAATCGACATGCGTCCGATCCACATGGACGAAGTTCTCGATGAATTCGACCGTCGGCAATCGGTGAACTACGTGCTGCATACGCTGGGATGGAAGGCCGCCTACCGGGCACTGACACAATGAGCAAAATGCAGGAAAGAGATTTTCACTTAGCACTGCTGCGCATGCGCAAAGAAAGCGAGAATGCGACTAGCCCTTCTGACGTGAAACTGTGTACCAAACGCGGTTTCCAGCAGTGTGATTATATTCACCACAATTCCCGCATGAGCCACGAAGAAAATCTGTTGCTGGTTGTGGAGTTCTTTACCCACCAACGCGCCTACGATTTCGATCAGGAATTTTATGTGGTGCTGGACAACAATTCGTGCCGTGTGCCTGTTCGCGTAGTGCGCTCTGACCGCGAAGCAAACGGCGTCGGTTATACCTATATCGTGAAGCTGCAAGGCAACACGAAGAAATGGCAGGAAGCAAAATGAACGAAACTGAATACACCGAAGTGAAACGGCTGGATGATTCGTTTCTGAGCGGCGAAAGCACCCACCAGAACATGGAACCTTCAGATATTGGCGGCGGCCTTAGCTGGTTGGACACTCGCGGTCGCACTAAAAGCGCCATGGAATTTATTCCGGGTGAAGCACCGAATGTGAATTCTGCGTATGCTGCTGCGTATACCCGCCAGTCGCATGCACAAAATCTGACACACGACGAAAAAGCCCGTGCATTTTTCACGCAGCAACATACGCCCGGCCAGCTGGAAGGCCTGAAGCAATTGGTCGATTCTCTGGTGATCGCAACTCGCCCGGAACCAATCGAAATCAAAGCGAATATTTCTATCGGTTCGCCTGACCTCGAATTGGATGCTGACGGCAATCCGACTACGCTGGAAAGCGCAATGGCTCTCGACGCCGTTGATGCTATGTGCGTAGCCGAAGACGAACTCTGGAAAAAAGAAATCGCAGCAGACAGTAATCTTAACCCACTGGAAAAGCAGTTCCGTGACGGTTGGGATAAAATACACGCCGCCGAAGACGAACAGTTCAAAAAAGAACTCGAAGAAATGGAAATGGATTTCTCCAAAGAATCCATTGTCGAAATGCTCAACGAAGAATTGGTCGCTGAAGGACGTGATCCGTTCTACAGCGTTCAAATGCTTTCTGCACAAGCCGCTGCTGCGGTACGCAAGAAGCAAAAAGCCCGTAAGAAAAAACGCAAATAACTGGAGATTCACATGTCTGATGTTCCGTATGTTGGCGCCCTGACTGCCCTGATCAATAGCCCGGTCGCCATGACCGTAAACGAACTGCATCATATCGACGTGGACGGCGAACAAGTCCTCGATTATGTGCAGTGCGTTTACTTCACCGGCAACAAGCTGAATCACCACACCGGCAAGCCTGATTCGTTTATCGGCTTCGGTGAAGAACTCGCGTTTTCCAGCGGCGCTTTCCAGTACGCGTTCGGTCTGCCAGAAGGCGAAGAACTCGAAGAGGAAGAAGAGGAAGAGGAAGAACTCGAAGAGGAAGAAGAGGAAGAGGAAGAACTCGAAGAGGAAGAAGAGCCGGACGTACCGCCTGCACCAGTCAACGTGTAAATGAAATCGGGCCAAGGAAGGCCCTTTTCTTTTAGGGAGAAATTTATGAGTTTGTTTCAATGCGAGCATTGCGGCTGCTGTGAAAACACTGCGCTGGCTGCACAGGGTTTCAAACCAAGTTTCATGCGCAAACTTTTCGACTGGTCGTATGCACCAGAACGCGAAGGCAAGTATTTGTGTAGCGCGTGCGGCCCAACCCATTACCGCAACGGTGATAAAACTGAATACGGCGTATGGCACGACGAATTCAAACGCCGGTTTTTGCCTATTGGTGAATTCAAGACCAACGACCGTGGAAATCTCGAACATATCGAACACGGAAACGAGGAATTCGTAATCTACGAAATCGAGAAACCTGCCCATGTCAAATGACGCCGTGGATGTGAACGGAATTCTGGTGCGCCCTGAAGGTGTGATTTTCAACGATGCGCGTGGCTCTGCAATCACCGGCCACCACATCGTCGAAGAAGACGGCACCACACGCAAAGAACGCAACATGAAATTGCAGCACGAAATTCCGCTGTTAACTTTGGTGGAAGTTCAAAGCGGCTCGATGGAAGGTCTACGTCTGTTTGTACAGGGCCACACCCGCGACTGCGACGGCACCCCGCTGTACAACCTATGTTTCAAGTGGCGTTTGGTGGGTATCGAACACAGCGTACACAATCCGAATTTCGTGAAGAATTCCACCGGTATTTCCACCGGTCACAATCCGGACAATCTGGAAGTCATAAAATCCCACTGGGAACTCATGGCCTATCTGATCGCGGACGGCTATTTCAATTCCGAAGGCCGCCCCATCGGCACGTGGTTTCTTCCTGAACAGGAATCGCTGCAAATATTCCCATGAATGAATACATCGTTTTGTTTGCAGACGATCAGCATGCAGAACGGGCCGGGCTGCAAGCAGCCTACCTGACCACGATTATGCAAGTGCGTGCCGTGCGTCTAGTTCTTCCCTTCCTCCCTTGGGGCGTGATTCGTGAATCGGTTTCCTACGCGCATCTGCAAGGAAATCATTATATGCACCAGACGGTGAACGATGATTTTTCCGGTGCGTTTTTGCACACTGTGATCAAGCACGCGACACGCCTCAACCTGACTCCGATCCATATCAATCAGTGGTGATCAAATGGTAAGCGGAACTTGAAAAAGTACACGGGCGTCGGCAGTCAGAAAACACCCGAAAGCGTTTGCGAAGTCATGACGCTGTTTGCTGCAACAAAGCCGAATTCCATTATGCGATCCGGGGCCGCGAAAGGTTCCGACGAAGCATTTGAAAATGGTGCAAAACATACGGAAATTTACCTGCCCAATCGCGGGTTCCGTGGGCACCAAACAGGTATCTGGCAATACACCGAACAACAAACCCAATGGGGCGAATATCTGGCGCAGAAAGTCTACCCGATTATCATCCAGAATCCGCAACACATGAAACTGTTTCGACGCAATGCTTTTCAAGTGGTTGGACTCACGACCTGCGTAGAGGATTCCGATCCATCCGAATTTTTGATGTGCTGGACGCCAGACGGTTGTGTCAGCCCATCTGGTTATTTGCGTGGGCGTACAGGCGGCACCGGCATTGCGATTTTGATTGCATGGGAATTCGATATCCCGATTTACAATCTACGCCTAAAACCAGACATGAAAAAAGTGCTGGCCCGAATCGACCGGCACGGAACCGATATTAATCCAATCAAACAACGACTCATGCGCGAAGGACTTTACGGATGACCGATCAGAATAAGCAGGAACAAATCCGTTACACATTGGCCCGTGCTGCATTGCTGAAAGCCTGCGGCCAACTGGATCGTTTGCGCCACCGTTTGGAGTGTGCGAATAATCCAGATAGGGCAGTCCGTTTTACTCCGTCTGAAGTGCCGAAGACTTCGACGCTTAGCGATGTGCTGGCCGAACTGGAAAAGCTGATGGCTCCGACCGCAACAATCCGTGCGGAACTCGATGCGCTTCCGGAAAAAGGTACATTCTCCGATATCGTCCGCATTGCCAATGCACTTGGGATCAAAGTCCAATGATTGCATGGATTAAATCGTGGTTCAGCCCTGCGATTCTCACCTACGGCATCAAAGAGTGCCCGGTGTGCGGTCGCAATCTGAAAAAGCAAATGAGTATTTTCCAACGTCGCCGCTGCCAAATGGTTCCGAACTACAATGATATTTTCACCCTGCATTGTGGGCGCTGCGAAGGTCAGTCGGAATGGTGCGGAACCGTAGGTGATGGAAAACCGTTTGTGTATCTGCGCACAACGTACCCGCACAATCGGATGATCCACCGTGACCTGATTCAGCTGGCACAGGACACGCAAGCCCGCTACAACATCAAACTGATTCAGCGCGGCCATCACAGCATGCGTCCGGATCGTTGCAATTTTTCACAGTACACACGTAAAGAACTACTCAACTATATCAAACGTGTTGAGTCTCGCACAAAGAACATCAAAATCATTAAGTGAGGCGGTTATGGAATTCGACGCTAGTACACCTGATCAGCTTGTTCGCATCGTGGACAAAATCAATGACCACCTCGTTTACGATGGTTTGCCTGAACGTCTGGAACATTTGGTTCCGCTGCTGTCGTTCAATTATGCAGCCGGTGAATTCGGTGTGGAATTCTGCGGTTTCAACCTGTGGAACACCGTCAATGACGATATGTACCTCGGTGAAGACGGGCTGGAAAATTTCCTGCTGGCACGTATTTCTGAAATTCGCAAAGTCTTCAATCACACCACCAGCGGAATCCAACCATCGGCCATCGACACGCTGATGGATGATGCAGGCGATAAACTGTAAATAAACCATGCAACACCAACCCACCGGGCGGTGCATACACACTGCCCATTACTTACGCGTGGAAAGCGCGAAGGATCTTATCAAATGAAATTCCATCATAGCGTTATTTCCGATACGGAAATGTTCGACAAAGTTTCACGTTCCGTCATGTTCGGTTACGGCCTGCCTGCAACCAAAACAATGACCGTCTCGAAAGGTCTGGCGGATCACATCAACATAATCGTGATCGGTGCCACGTGCGACTCGGCAGAGCAGCGTGTACGCAACTGCTTCAAAGGCGAAGTGCCTCCGAACGTAGGCGTCTTTGGGGCCGACTCCGATATCGACCACACGAACGAAGTGTTGAAGAAACACAACTTCACCGGGCACATTATTTTCTGCCCTGAAATTTCGTACCTGCGTGATTATTCTTTTGTGCTTTTTGCACAGCTGATAAAAATAATCGGCACGCATGTGGATCGCCACCGTAGCGGCTGCGAAATGCATCTGTTGCTTCCAAGCACCGACATTCTGGAAAACCTGCTGGGTGCGATGTTCGAGGACTGGAAAACGGACAACGATTACCGCTGGTTTTTCTACGATGAAGATGACAAATTTTCCCGTGAGCATGCCACATCTGCCCGGAAGCTGGAACGGCGCAATCGTGGCCTCGGCCTTGACGGAGAATTCGACGTAGTTTTGGCCGAAGGCGAAGCGCAACTCGCAGCGCCTTGGATTCTCGACGCAGCCAAAACTTTTATGTCGTACATGAACCCACGTGAAGAATTCGACCGCTCGCTGATGCACCCTATCCGCATCGGTGAAGATTTCCGCAAATTCGATTCCAATACGCTCTTCGATATTTTGAGCGATTTGAAAACCTATCCGGGTATCAGCCTCGACGAAGCCGAAGCTGGGCCACCGCGTGATATCTGCGTACATAATTCTGTAGCTTGGAAAATGTTCATCGGTTCCATTCGCCCGAACCTGCCTTACTACAATGACGGCCCTGACGAAATGGGCATGGCCTGTGCTGGCGGCGGCAAGAAGCAACCGAAGAAACGTATTGTGTTTATGGAAGAAATCTCCAAATAATCTGGTGGGCCATGGACGGCCTTTTTGGTGAACTCATGATCAACTCAATTATTACCAACGCAAATTCGGATTGCAGCCATCGTGAGTTCTGCGCGTTTTTCATGGAACACACTTTTGATTGGGTGCATGGCCCCAAGCATAAGCGTAATGACGAACAAACAGACTTGCTTTTGATGGCGGCACACCAGATAAAAGAACCAACACGAATTTCCTCAATCCTCCGGCACACATGCAGTCGCCGGGAGTATTTGAACAACTGGCACTACCTGCGCGACCACTGCTACACGAAACTGCTGAACACTGAAGGGCAGTATCGAGCGTCACGCGTTTTAGTGGGCCTTTTTGGAGAAGTGAACAATGTTGTCGCCGGATCGAAACGGAAACTTGTACCCTACTATGCCGGGCCTCGGTTCTATTCAAGGATTCCAAGTGGTTTCCGACCCGACGATGCTGAAAACAAAACATCGTAAAGAAGAGCGGAAATGGTCACACCGCAAACGCTGGAAACCTGAACGCCGCTTCAACTTTATTCCGTACCAAGTGCCCTCTGATGAAATCATTATGTTGGGCGGTAAAATCGTAGCGCATCCGGTGCAGGTCAAGCGCATCACGGACGCCATCAAAAAACAATCTCACAGCAATTATTCCGTAGGGTACAAAGCATGATCATTGGTAAGTACACGCTGGAAACAACCGACCGCCAAGTGTTGGAAATTCCAACCCCTGCACAAATCCTTTCCGTGGTTGAACAGCGCGGTGAAATCGTCCTGTACGCGATCATCGAAGAGGGTACACAAACCGTTACGAAAGTGATCGACATTTACGGCACCGGCCACACCATTCCGAAAGAGCGCAGCACCTACATGGGCGAGCCTCAAACGACGCCGGGTGTTTTCCTCGGCACCGTTGCAACTGTCGGCGGTTCTCTGATGTGGCATGTGTTCGACGCCACCGACGCCAAATGAAAAAAGTCAAAGTAACCGAACACTACGGTTGCACGTGGTGTATGGAAGCCGGGCAAAAAGTCGCAGCGTGCTTTCGCAAAAGTGGACTGGGTGGGTTGAGCAAAGCAGCGTGTGAAAACCACACCGAAAACTTGCGTGAATACGAAAAGAAAATGCGCAAGCATGATTCACACATGTCCGAAGCCGATTACCAAACGTGGGGGCGTTTCTAATGTTCAGTCGAGTGCTGTACAAAGAGGGTAGCTACATTCCGCAAGCGCGCCCGATGTTGTGGCCGTTGTGGCACAATATTTCTGACACGATCTTTGAAGAAGAATCCGAAAAACTGGATTGCTACAACAACGATCTTGATCCTCGTACCGTCGCGGAAGACTGCGCAAAACGCTACGTCGGAAATCAACGGGATTATCAGGGCCACGTTCGCTACACTACGCTGCTTGCACGCTGGTTGAAAGTATTCCAAGGCCCGCCCGGATGGCAGGGTGCAATGGGTGCATGTGGTGATGTGGGGCCACCGGGCAGAGACGGCAAAGCCCGTAGCGTTCACGACCTGCAATGTCCGCACTGCGAACAGTTTATCAGCGATCACCCGTCGCAGGGTCTGATGCTGGAAGTTTTGGCAGACGGAAAATTCAAGTTCGATTGCGCGAAATGTCAGAGTTCTTCGGAATGGGTAAATCTCGGCGGAACGCTGCTTCCACTGACTGCAATTAAACAGTAAATTGATCGTCGTAATTTAGTTATAGAACCCAACCGCAAGGAAAGTCCTATGACTGAAGCACGACGTGAGATTACTGGCACCATCGCCGGTAAATATGAATCTGGTGGCCGTGGTGTAAAAACCGTTAGCACTGGCAAAGGCGATGCTGGCGGTGTGAGCTACGGCAAACACCAACTGGCTTCGAATAACGGTTCCATGGCGAAATATCTCGCCTCGAAATTCGGTGCGCCGTATCGCGCTGCGTTCGGCAACCTGCAACCGGGCACCAAGGAATTCACTGCGGTCTATAACAAGATCGCAGCAGAAAAACCTCTGGAATTCGAAACCAATCAATTCCTGTACATCGCAGAAACTCACTACGAACCACAAGTTGCGAAATTGAAAGTCAACTACATCGACGTTTATCCGCGTCATGTGGCGGTGCGCGAATGCGTACTGAGCGTTTCCATTCAGTACGGGCCGAATACCAGCTTTATCATCAAGGCACTCGGCCCGAACTTCAAAGGAACCGACAAAGAATTCATCGAAAAGGTTCAGAACTATCGCGCCTCTTCGGTTGCGATCTACTTCAAATCCAGCAGCAAGAAAGTTCAGGATAGCGTTGCACAACGTGCGAAAAACGAACTGAAAGACTTGCTGGCTTTGCTCAACACGTAAGGACAAACCATGCAGGACACGACAGCACAATTGGAAGTCGCGAAACCGACGTTTGAGTTTCTGTACAAGCTCGGTGCGCGGGAATGGAAATTCAACCGTGAAGACATTGTGGCGTTTCACGCGTCCGATAAATATGTCGAGGTTGTTTTGCGGAACATTCCGGTTCGTCCCATTTGGGTTGAATC